GACCGTTCGAGTAAGCGTTGTGTGTCAGGGATCGCGCGCACGAAGCCTGGGAAACCAGGGCGAAGACGATCGTTTGTCGCATAACGGGTATTATGTTAAATCGAATCCAGGCCGTTTTTCCTGGATCGGACCCCCACCCACCCCAGAAACAGCCCGCCGTTGCTGTGTATATATAACACCTATCCAGGAGTGTCTTTCATCGTGACTGAGATACGCATCCCGTACACACCAAGATCGATGCAGGCTGACTTGCATAAGCAGCTTTCTGTGAAGCGCTGGGGCGTTGTGGTTTGTCATCGGCGCTTTGGCAAGACTGTCATGGCGATAAATCATCTGCTGCGGGATGCGATTCTCAGTGACAAGACGAACCCAAGGTATGCGTACATTGCGCCGACGTATCGTCAGGCAAAGAACGTGGCCTGGGATTATCTGAAGCAGTTTGCAGGTGCAATACCCATGGTGAGGTTCCACGAGACTGAATTGCGTTGTGACCTGCCCAATGGCAGCCGCATACAGTTATTGGGAGCCGAGAACCCAGATAGCCTACGGGGAATTTATCTGGATGGTGCTGTTTTAGATGAGATGGCGGATATGCCCGAGAGTTTGTTCCCGGAGGTCATCAGACCGGCTCTGTCGGACCGAAAGGGTTGGGCGCTGTTCATTGGTACTCCGAAGGGGCATAACGCTTTCTATGAGCTGTTTGAGGCCGCTCAGAGCCAGGATGATTGGTACACGAAGGTTTATAAGGCTAGTGAGACAGGAATCCTGGATGATGAGGAACTGGGGGCGGCCAAAGCGATGATGTCGCCGGATCAGTTTGAGCAAGAATTTGAGTGCTCCTGGGTGGCTAATGTGCCAGGTGCGATTTACGGGAAGGAGTTGCAGCTACGCCAGGAACAGGGCGCCATCTCTGAAGTGCCATATGATAAGGGACATCCGGTAGATACCTGGTGGGATTTAGGTGTGGGAGATAGTACGGCGATCTGGTTTACCCAGACTGTTGGTAGAGCGGTCCACATCATTGATTTTTACGAGAATAGGAATGAAGGGCTGCCACACTATGTTGAGGTGCTGCAGCACAAGGGTTATCTGTATGGGACGCATAATGCGCCGCATGATATTGAGGTCCGGGAGTTGGGCAGCGGAAAGTCCAGGAGAGAGATTGCGTATGATCTTGGGTTGTCTTTTAGGGTTGTTCCGAAGTTGCCAATCGAGGACGGGATACATGCAGCGCAGCTGTTGATCTCTAGGTGTTGGTTTGATCGCAATACCTGTAAGGAAGGATTGGAGTGTTTGCGTCAATATCATCGAGCGTATAATCAGAAGACCCGCAGCTTCCGGGCGACTCCAGTGCATGACTGGAGCTCGCATGCAGCTGATGCGTTTAGATACCTGGCTGTTGGGATTAAGGATAACCGAGGATTTGAGCGGCCACCTCAGATGGTGGCAGATTCAAACTACAACCCGTTAGGAGCGGTAATGTAATGGCAAAACCAGTATCGAATATAGTTCAAGGTGCGGGAGACCTGGTTGGCGGATTGTTAGGCATGGGATCTGTAGAGATGCCGAAAGTCGCTCCGCCACCACCAATGGCTCCAGCTGAGCCTGTCAAAGCGGAAGAGCAGGATAAAACGCTAGAAAGTTTGCGCCGCCCTGGGCGCGTATCATCCGAGACATCTGCAGTTACAGGCGCCAGGGGAGTTCTAACGGATGCACCGATTGAATACAAGACGCTGCTCGGTGGCAAGAAGAAGAAACAGTGATACGTCCAGTTCTGGGTTTGCCGTTAGAGCAAGCCAGGCAGCTCTTGCGAGAGCATATGGAGGATTCAGAGTATCCTTGGGCGAAATCACATTTACCCATACTAGATGGGTCAGTGGTTTTCGTTTGTATGGACGAGGAGTATATTGCTGGTTATGTGTGGTTTTATCTTCTGGAAAACGACACTAAGACATGGGTTGTGCATATGAGCTTGGAACAAAAATACAAGCGAAATGCTTTTTCCAGGACAACAGCAAATACAATCTTTGCTGTGTGTTATAGCCTGGGTTGTGATGCAATCCTGGCTGAAGCAACGAGTCGAGAACTGCTTTTGCGGATCGGCGCGACAGAGACAGAAAATGGCGCATTATTGCGTCTCCCTTATCATTGGAGGTAAGCATGGCAGATCCAATTGCGGAAGTTTTGAAGCCAGTTAAAAAAGTGGTGCAAACAGTGACTGACCCCTTATCGGAGGCAACGACTGCAGTTCTTAGCCCGGTTGCAGATGTGGCGAGTACAGTTATAAACACCGGGGTTGACGCCGGGATGGACACCCTCAAGGTTGCCGGGAAAGCGGCAACTACGATTGCAGACCCAGTTCTTGATGTTGGTCAGAAAGCCGCTAAGCCGATCCTAGATGTTGGTCAGAAAATAGGAGAGGCTACGGTTGGCCCTATTGCTGATGTTGCCGCTGATGTCATCCCGGCTCTTGTTGAAGGAGGTTTAGATGTTGCCGGGGATGTGCTCGAAACTGCTGGCGATATACCAGGAGCTGCGGTTGAGGCTGTTGAAGAAATCGGTCAGGCTATTGCCCCAAGTGCTGCTGTTGCTGCACTACCTGCTGGCCCCAAGGTTGAACCAAAAGAAGCTGTTCGAGCTGAAGAAAGCATGATGCGCCGTAGACGCAGAGCTAGGAAGCAAACGATTGCGACATCAATTAAAGGTGTCACAGGCGGAGCTCCTGTTGAAAGGAAGACCTTATTAGGAGGCTAAATGGCAGATCAAATCGCAAACCAGCTGCTCAAGCGCCTGGGTTCACTAGAAGATCAGCGTAAAGTTTGGGAGTCGCATTGGCAGGAGATTGCTGATTATGTGGTCCCCAGGAAAGCTGATATCACCAAAAACAGAACAGCAGGCGATAAGAGAACCGAGTTGGTTTTCGATGGCACTGCGATTCATGCTGCCGAGCTCTTATCTGCGTCTCTACATGGGATGCTGACTAATTCCAGTGTGAGATGGTTTTCACTGCGTTTCCGCAACAAAGACCTGGACATGGTGGATGAAGCAAAGGAATGGCTAGAAAGCGTTGAAGATGTTATGTATCAGGCGTTTGCCCGGTCTAACTTCCAGGAACAAGTGCATGAGCTCTATCACGATCTTATCTGTTTCGGCACCGGGGTTATGTTTGTCGAGCGCGATGCGCTGCAGAATATTCGATTCCAAACAAGACATTGCTCCGAAGTATTCCTAACAGAAGACGGGAATGGTCGCGTAGATACTGTATTCCGTAAGTTTAAGATGCCTGCTCGGGCAGCTGCTCAACGTTTCGGCATCGAAAGCGATACCATGAAACTTGGCAAAAAAGCCAAATCAGATCCCTATGACATGGTTACCCTGGTACACGCTGTGTATCCAAGGGAGGATCGGGATACAACGAAGGTTAATTCTGGGAACAAGCCGTTTGCATCGGTCTATATTGACCCGGAAGAGAAAGTTGTGCTCAGTGAAGGCGGTTTTGATGAGTTCCCATACGTTGCTCCTCGCTTCTTGAAAGCTTCTTTCGAGGTTGGATATGGCCGTTCACCGGCAATGACTGCGCTGCCAGACATCAAAATGCTCAATAAAATGAGTGAAGTTACGATTAGAGCAGCACAAAAGCAGGTAGATCCGCCGCTTATGGTCCCAGATGATGGGTTTATGATGCCTGTTCGCACCGTTCCTGGCGGCTTAAACTTCTATCGATCAGGCTCCAGGGACCGGATTGAGCCATTAAATATTGGTGCGAACAACCCGCTCGGCCTGGCAATGGAAGAGCAGCGCCGCAAAGCAATCCAATCTGCGTTTTATGTGGACCAGCTGATCTTGTCCCAGGGGCCGCAGATGACTGCGACTGAGGTAATGCAGCGCACAGAAGAGAAGATGCGGCTGCTCGGTCCAGTCCTGGGCCGATTGCAAGCTGAATTACTGCAGCCTTTGATTGGCCGGGTGTACAACATACTGGCGCGTGATGCGATGTTTGCTGCAGCGCCAGAGTTTATGCAAAACAACTCAATCGAGATTGAATATGTGTCTCCTTTGGCGAAAGCGCAGAAGACCGGCGACATACAATCTGCAATGAGATTGTTTGAAATGCTTGGTCCGCTGGCACAAATAGATCAATCTGTCGTTGATTACATCGATGTTGATGGCATGGCGAAGTATTTGATGAATACATTGTCAGTCCCAGCAACAACGGTTCGTGGTCAAGAGGAGGTTGCTGTGCGCAGACAGCAGCGGGCTGAACAAGCTGCAGCTGAAAAGCAGCGCACAGATCAACTAGAAGCAGCTGAAGCTGCAGGAAATGCAGCACCAGCATTACGAGCTATACAGGCTGAGTAATGAACGAAGAGATAGAAAAAATACGGGAGGCATATGCCTTCCTTTTTGGGGAAACAGATGGGGATACGGTCCTGGAAGATTTGGAGGCCAGGTTCCATATCCATCAACCGACTTTCTCTGCAGATCCTTATGAGACTGCGTTTAGAGAAGGGCAGCGCAGCGTTGTGCTGTTTATCAAAAATATGATGACCACATATCAATTACCGGAAGGAATGGAAGATGAGTGAAGAGCAGGTAGCTGAAGTCTCTGCGCCAGAAATGGCACCAGAGGTAGCTCAGTCTGTAGACACTACAGCAGACTGGAGAACAAATATCCCAGAGGAAATACGAGGGCATCGTTCGCTAGAACACATCAATGATGTCGGCGCCCTGGCTAAAAGTTATGTTCATGCGCAATCTATGATTGGCGCAGACAAGGTTGTGATCCCAGGAAAGCATGCAACAGCTGATGAGTGGAATGAGGTTTATTCAAAATTAGGCCGCCCACAAGACCCAGGTGCTTACGAGTTTACAACTCCAGAAGGTTTAGAGGTTTCGCAGGATGTTGTTGACTGGTTCCGCCAGACAGCACATGAAACAGGCTTGAGTTCAAACCAGGCTGTAAGATTGTTTGAAGCATACAACCAAATGGCTGCGCAACAGTTAAGCTCTGGCCAGGTTGACGCTGAACAGTACCGGGCTACAACAGAGGCAACACTGCGCCAGGAATATGGGCAGGCATTTGAAGATCGCTTGAATCAAGGATATGGCGTTGTAGAGCAGTTCGGGAATCCAGATTTAATGGAGATGCAGCTGGCAGATGGCACTTTGCTAGGCGATCACCCAGAATTTATTAAGATGGTTGGTGAGGTTGGTAACTTCATTCAAACCAAGGTTGGAGAAGATACCCTGGAAGGTGTTCGCACCACGGGCGGCATTACTCCAGATGAAGCGCAACAGAAATTATCTGAGCTGCGCCAGCCAAATAGTCCGTTCTGGGATGCAAGACATCCCGAGCATCACTATTACGTTGACCAGGCTATGAAATATCAAGAGATGATTCATAGTTGATCTTTAGATTGCAGCGAGTAAACTTGCTGCAACAGCAGGACAAGCGCAAGCCCCTGCCGGTAGCTGCAGCCGTAAGCAGCAAAAAATATCGTCCCGCTGTTGTGGGGTAGCGAAACAAACTTTGTTTTAGCTGACTGAAGGAGAGACACAATGTCTACTCAAATTACAACTGCATTTGTGCAGCAGTTCAGCAGCAATGTTCAGCTGCTCTCACAGCAGCGCGGTTCTTTGCTGCGAAACGCCATATCTGAGGAATCAGTTACTGGCGAAAAAGCCTTTTTTGACCAGGTGGGTTCGGTTGCAGCCGTAAAGCGTTCTTCGCGTCACGGTGACACTCCGCTCCTAGAAACTCCACATTCACGCCGTATGGTCACAATGGACACTTACGAGTGGGCCGACCTTATCGATGATGCTGATAAAGTTCGCATGTTGATCGATCCTACATCGACTTACGCTCAAGCAGCCGCTGCTGCCATGGGACGTTCGATGGATGATGAAATCATCACTGCTGCTCTTGGCGCATCAAAGACTGGCAAGTCTGGATCAACGTCTACTTCGTTTGATTCAAACAACCAGATTGCAAACGGCAGCGCAGATATGACTCTGGCTAAGCTGATTGAGGCTAAGAAGATCCTCGACTCTAATGACGTTGATCCTTCTATCCGCCGTTACATTGCGGTGAGCCCAGCTCAGATCGAATCTCTGTTAAACAACACAACAGTAACATCTAGCGACTACAATACTGTTAAGGCGCTGGTCCAGGGTGAGATTGATACCTTCCTGGGCTTTAAGTTCATCGTGTCAAACCGTCTCTCAAAGGAAGGTAACATCCGCTCTTGTTTTGCATGGGCAGAAGATGGCATCAAGCTCGCAGTGGGCAAAGATGTTATGGCGCGTATTGATGAGCGTTCAGACAAGTCGTACTCAACGCAGGTGTACTACTGTGCAACCTTCGGCGCGACTCGGATGGAAGAAGCCAAAGTCGTTCAGATCGATTGTGACGAATCAGCATAAGGAGACCTGAATCATGGCAACTGTATATTCTGATGTCCGTACGGACCTCACTCAAGACGATCCAACTGAGTTCGTCCAGGCTAACCAATTAGGTGGTGTTCTCCGTGTCGCTCGCGGCACTTATGAAGCTGCCGCATTGTCAGCTGGCGATGTGATCGAAATGTTTGCACTGCCTAACGGCGCTCGCATCGTAAGCGGCAAGCTTTGCCACGATGCACTTGGTGCAAGTACAACTCTAGCGGTAGGTCATGCAGCCTACACAAACTCTGCAGGCACAGCTGTTGCAGCTGATGGCGATGAGTTTAAGGCAGCTGCAGCATCTACTTCAGCGCAATGTGTTGATATCGCGGCAACTTTAGCCCTGGGCTCAGGAGCTGAAGTTGATCTCGAAGGAGACACAGCAGGCAACGAATACGTTGTGACAGTAACTCTTGCCGGGGCAGCAGCCACAGGCACGATTGCAGTCACAATGTTCTATGTTGTTGACTAAATGAATCGGGGGCGGACGCGCCCCCTTTTCTAAGCGCGAGGGGTTGCATGGCTAGTTCAGTAGTAGACATCTGTAATAGTGCGTTAAACCAAATTGGCGCATCAAATATTGTTTCTCTTACAGAGGACAGTAAAAACGCCAGGGTATGCAATCAGCGCTATCCAAACGTGCGAGACGCAGTAATGCGAGCACATCCCTGGAATTGCCTAATTACCAGGAAGATTCTTTCCCCAGACTCTGAAGCTCCAAAGTTTGAGTTTGACAATCAATTTACCTTGCCGGTTGACCCGTTTTGCTTACGGGTTTTGAACCTTCGGTATAACGATATTGTTCATCGGATCGAAGGGCGCAAGATATTGTGTGATGAAGACACGATTGACTTAATGTATGTCGGTAGAGTCACTGACCCAGCGCAATACGATACGCTGCTTAGTGAGACAATCGCGGCTGCTTTGTCCGCAGATATCGCTTACACGATCGCTGGCAGCGCATCATTAGCTGATTCTTTGCGCATAATTTATGACCAGAAATTAAGTGAAGCGCGTTTTGTCGATGCAACAGAAGGCACTCCTGCGAGTATTACAAGTGTTGCAGACGCTGGAAGCCTGGAGGCTGACACATTTATTAGATCGAGGTTCTAATGGCTAAGGCGAGCCCAAGTTTTAGTAACTTTACAGCAGGGGAGCTCTCGCCTCGACTCGATGGCCGGACCGATCTAGGCAAGTATTTCAATGGCGCTAAGAAGATGCAGAATTTTACAGTGCATCCTCAAGGCGGAGCAGCCAGGCGTCCTGGTACTTTATTCGTCAATGAAGTTAAAAACAGCGCCAATGGCTGCCGCCTTATCCCATTTGAGTTTAATGTTGAGCAGGCTTATGTCCTAGAGTTTGGCGATCAGTATTTCCGCATACACAAAGACGGTGGGACCGTTGTATCTGGCGGGAGCGCAGTCGAGGTTAGTACGCCGTATGCACACACTGAATTAGCGGAAATTAAATTTACGCAATCTGCGGACGTTATGTACCTAGTGCATCCAAATTATCCGCCGCAAAAAATTACCAGGACGAGCCACACGGACTGGACAATCACAGAGGTCACTTTTATTCGAGGCCCGCTGCAAGATCCGCTGTTCGATGGTTCGACATTAACTGCTAGCGCTAGGACGGGATCTGTCACTATCACTGCAAGCCAGGATACTTTTGTGTCCACAGATGTAGGGCGTATCGTTGCGCTGCATGATGGATTTGCTGAAATTACTGCATACTCAAGTGCAACATCCGTGACTGCTACTGTCTTGGAAAACGCTGACGGTAGAACAGAGCTCATGCCTTCGTACACTGCATCAACGATTGCGTTTCACGAGGGTGACCCAGATATCACAACTCTTGAGCATAATGACCGGATTACAGATAGCGCAGGTAACTTTTTAGAACAAGGGTTTGCTGTTGGCATGCGCATTAGTGTCAGCGGCGCAAGCACTGGCGCGAACAACGACTCTGGCCTTTTGATTGTCCAGGTAACTGCAGATACTTTATTGATTGCTCCTTCTGGAGATCTTGATAACGAAACTGCAGGCGCAAGCGTTACGATCACTGGTGACCTGGAAGCTGATGATGAATACCAATTAGGCGCATTTTCAGATACTTCTGGTTTCCCGTCAGCTGTTGCGTTCTACGAGCAGCGCTTGGTTTTTGCCAATACCGCAGAGCAGCCACAAACAATCTTCTTCTCTGTGGGCGGTGATTTTGAAAACTTTACTGGCGGCACAGCTGCAAACGATGCACTGACTTACACTATTGGATCTAACCAGGTAAACGTTATTCGTTATCTATCTTCAAGCCGATCCCTGGTTGTCGGTACATCTGGTGGTGAATTTGCGGTATCAGCTGGCGGCACAACAGAGCCTTTAAGCCCGACTAACGCGCAGATTAAGCGTCAATCAAGCTACGGATCTGCTGATATCCAGCCTGTTCCAGTAGCAAACGTGACTTTGTTTGTGCAGCGAGCCAAAAGAAAATTGCGAGAATTGGTCTATGATTTTGATTCTGATTCGTATTATGCGCCTGACCTGACACTGTTGGCCGAACATATTACTGAATCTGGTATCAAAGAGATGGCATTTCAGCAGGAGCCTGACAATGTTGTTTGGTGCGTCTTAGAGAACGGCAAGTTTGTTGGTATGACGTATCGCCGGGAAGAACAGGTAATTGCCTGGCATGAACATCTTTTAGGCGGAGAATCTACTGTCAACAGCGTTGACTATGACTACGGGTTTGTTGAGTCTGTCGCAACAATCCCAGGCGATCTAAATGAAGACGACATTTATATTGTAGTCAATCGCACTGTTAATGGCTCAACCAAGCGTTATATCGAATATTTCAGCGAATTTGATTTTGGCACTGATATTAAAGACGCACACTTTATGGATTGTGGATTAACGTATGAGGGTAGTGAAGTAACGTCTGTGTCTGGCCTGGATCATTTAGAAGGGCAAACAGTTAAGGTTATTGCCGATGGCGCAGCTCATCCGGATAAAATTGTTTCATCTGGGTCTGTTTCTTTAGATCGAGGCGCCACAGATGTACATGTTGGCCTTGGGTATACTTCAATATTACAAACTATGCGCGCAGAAGCTGGCGGCACAGAAGGCACTAGCCAGGGCAAAACGAAAAGAATTAGGGACGTCACGGTTAGACTATATCGTTCGGTTGGTGCAAAGATCGGTCCGGAAGAGGCGACATTGGATATAATTCCATTTAGGAGTTCTGCTGAGTTAATGGACCAGGCGGTACCTTTATTTACAGGAGATAAGACGATCGAGTTCGATGGCGATTTTGATCGTGATGGCTTCGTGGTAGTGCAGCAAGATCAGCCGCTGCCTATTACTGTTGTGGCTATTTACCCACGACTACAGACGTTCGATAGGTAATCGGTATGTGGCAATTTTTAGTAGCAGGAGCAAGTTTACTTAGCGCAGCTGGCTCGATTCGAGCGGGTAAAGCTGAAGCTGCTGCAATGAATTTCAATGCGCAAATCAGCGAGCGAAATGCAAAGGTTGCTTCTCAGCAAGCTGAAGTGACCAGGATGCGTACCGAGCTCGATATCCAGGATTTTAGAAAAGACTTTCGTGACTTCCAGGGATTCCAGGCGCAGCTATATCGACACAACGGCTTTGTCGCAACAAGCGGCACCCCGCTGCAGGTTCTCCTGGAAAGTGCAGAAGAGGCTGATCGGCAAATTGCAGATATGCGATATAACGGATCAGTGGAGTCCATGAAGCTACTTGAGCAGGCTGCACAAGATAGGATGCAAGCTGATTTGAATCGCATGTATGGCAGCGAAGCCCGCACAGCATCTTACTACCAGGCTGGCTCATCATTACTGAGCGGCGGCTCAACAATAGCAAAGGATAAGTAGGCGATGAAAGTCCCAACATTTACAAGTCAGGTCAGGCGCACTACTGATGTTGGGGCGCAGCGCATGGGCATACAGGCGAGCCCCCAGGCTGCGTCTCGCGGAGCCAGAGCTCAAGCTCAATTTTTTGACCAGGTATCTCGCTTAGGTCAAACATATCTTGAGGCCGAGTACAGAGCAAAAAACAAAGCTCAGGAGATGGAAGCCAGGAATGGTGCGCAGCGCGAACTTAACCAGGCTGCGCTAGTCACCGAAGAACTTTCGCTGACATCTCCTGGTGAAGCAGAGGTCTTTTGGAAAAACGAATCTGGCCGAATCAAAAATCGCTATTCCGGGCTGATAGAAAACGATGAGCTTAGGCAGCAGTTTGAGCTTCTTTATGACTCGAATGTCGAAAGTCAGTCTGTTGGAATCCGCAAAGGAATCCGTAACCAGGTAATCCAGCGTGGCCAGGCTGCATTTGTTGAGCGAGAAACTGATCTAGCGTTGCGCTCAAGCAAAGGCGATATGCTTGCATTTAAAGAGTTATTTGGTGACGAGTCATCTGGTACGGGCGGATTGTATGCAGAAGCCTCTCAGTATGGTTATCTAAGCCCGCAGCAAGCTGCTGAGCGCAAGCTATCGCAAAAACGAGATGTCGTTAAGCAGCAGATCTATAACACGATCGATAACGCAGGTAATTCAGAAGAGCTGCAAGAACTACTCGATGGCCTGGATGACAATCCACCGGCTGAGTTGATGCCTTCCACTGTGATGTCGATTGGCGATGCGATTCGCTCGGACATCCGCAGCATTGATGCTGCAAAGAACGAAGCTGTTCGAGTAGCAAAAGCGATCAATAAAGACCTTAGTGACGAGAAAAGAGCTGGCATTGAATCCGTTTTCGATCAAGCGAAAACTGTTGAAGAAGCACAGGCGCTGCTTACAAACATTATTGCTAACCAGGCCAACCTTGAATTGCTTACTAACTCTGATTTACGAGCAATCAAAACGTATGGGCGGTCCACCGTTAGTCGTTTAAAAACAGAGCAAACTTCTGCAGTAACGGCGCTGGGTAGCACAATTCGAGATTTAAACAATGTAATGTCCCAGGGCATCGATCCTGGTCGAGATCAAATTGTAGCAGTATCCCAAGCTGTTGCTGAGCTCGGCACAGCTGGATCTAAGTTGCAGCCTAAGATATCCGCTCTAGCAGATAGCCGGGACTACATGCTCGGCCTACGCCAGATGGACCCGATCGCTATGTCGTTCGAGCTTGAACAGCAGCGGGCTAATGCAGAAAAAGCAACTGGGCAGCAGCAGTTAGTAGAAGTAGAAAAACTTAAAATTGCGCAACAGTTTGCTACAAACATGCGCACAGCACTCAAGAATGATGCAATAGCCTGGGCAGCAAAGGTTGGCGTAATAAACGAGCTGCCACCATTGATTCCAAATACTTACGTCCAGGATGGATCTGGTGGAGTTGCGTTAAATCAAGAGTTTTTCCGGGCGGTTGGGAAAAGACTCCAGGCGTCAAACCTGGTGGCACAAAAGTATAGTTTAACTACCGCGCCAATATTCACGCAGCCAGAGAAGGATGTTTACAAAGATGCTCTGGAAAATGGCAGCACATCTGACAGGCTGCAGATACTAGATGCGCTTGTTCGTGGTTTTGGATCGAGGGCGCCTGACGCGCTTGCAGAGCTGTCTAACGAAAAAGGCGCTGAGCGCTTTGGGTATATTGGCGGCCTAATGGTAGACGGCAGGATGGCTGCAGCAACAGATGCGCTGCAGGGAATGGACATTATTAAGAACTCAGGCGCTCCTGCAGGGTTTACGCCTAGCTTGGCAGAACCTGAGTTCTTGAAGATTGTCGGTCCAGCATTGGGTAATAACACAGTCGCCGAAGGCGCAGCATACGATGTTGCATCAGCGATTTACGCAAAACGTATACAAGGACGCAATAAAGGCATTTTTATGCCAAAAATCTGGGATGAGTCTGTCCAGGCAGCTTTTGGCGGAGTAAATGGATTAGGCGGCATTGATGAGGTAAATGGCGTATCAACTATTTTACCTTCGCAAATGACAGCTGGTGACGTTGAAAACGCCCTCAACAGCATGACGATTGAACAGATCAATGACCCAGAAATTTCCGGACAGGTAGTTCGCCCAACTGACATTGAGAATTTTGGCAGCTACAAACTGGTCCCAATCGTTGGCGGGAAGTATTACGTTTATCGAGGAGACTGGGGAGCAGCTAAGTTTAAGTACGTCACTGACGTATCTAATGGTGTAGATAATCCTGGAGACCCTTTAGTCATTGATATTGAAGCCTGGCACAATAAATATGGAGGAGCTCAGTAATGCCTTCATTCTTGCTGCGGCAGCCAGATCCTCTTGATATTAAGCCTGAGCAGTTAGCAGCAGGTGCAGAGCCTACATACATGGAGATCTTCGATGCTGCATACGAAGATAGCCGTTTAACTGAATTATCTACAGGGCCGGCCCAGGCGATGATGGATGCCTGGGGGCCGATCGTAGAGGAAATTAACTCGAAATCTGGGCAAAACTTTTCAAACCCAGGCGTTGTTGCAAATAGCGATAGAAATTACCAGAAGCGAAGAAGTCTGATTGTTGACTATGTAACGAAGAACCCGGACATGTTCCCGGATTTGCAGGACGTTGGCGAACGTGACTTCAGAGCAATGGGGCAACAGATTGCAAAAGATGCTCGCCAGGAGTACCAGGACATCATGGGGCGCAGCACAGATAGCTGGCTTGATAACCTGGTTCCAGAGATTCATGGTGGATTTGCATCGTTTTTCCATGATCCGGTGATGTATCTCACTTTACCTGCTGGCATTGCAACTAGCGGGGCAAAGACAATCCTAGGGCTCGGCCTAAGAGAGTTTGTCGTAGGCGCTGGTACAGAAGCAGCAATACAGCCAGCTGTAGCTGCCTGGTACGAAGAATTAGGCTATGACTACGGTTACAAGGACTTTTTGCAGCGCGTAGCACTCGGTGGAGCTTTTGGTTTTGGTTTTGGTGTTGCTGTTCCCGGCGCAGCCATAGGCATTAGAATGACAGCCGACCAGATGCAAAAGGGCATCCAGGCGTTTAAAAAGTCTGGGTACAAGCCCAACACAAACGCAAAGGCTGCAGAAGATTTGAATGACGTTGTGACTGGGATCGAGGAAGACAACCCGCTTGTCTCACCAGTAAGGCAAGAGTTAGATGACGCCGAAGCTAAACTTGAGCAAGGAAGTGCTGAAATCCAGGAAAGGATTGATGCCCTTGGTCTTGAGGATTTGGAGCAGGCTGCAGCTAGAGATTCTGACCTGGAGCATATTGAGCGCTCGATTGCTGCGGATGAAGCAGTTAAAACCAATTCGATACCTGTAATCAATGAGTCTGCAGCTGCGCCGATTAGTGACGCGAAGCTAAAAACAATGGGTTACCAGGTCCATTCAGCAAGAGACTTTTCTCCAGACGAGTTGCAAGTAGATGCAAATATCTTTCAATACAAGTCTGGCGGCGATGAGTTTGGCGTTACTGATGCGCTAAAAGGTGTCACTGAATGGGACCAGGTTCGAGCCGGTACAGCTTTAGTATATGAGTTTGCGGATGGTTCAAGGTATGTTGCGGATGGCCACCAGCGATTGGGCTTAGCAAAACGTATCCAGGCGCAAGATCCAGCACAGAAGCCAATGATCCATGCTTATGTCATTAAAGAAGTTGATGGAGTAATGCCAGCTGAAGCCAGGGTAATTGCTTCGATTAAAAACATTGTAGAGGGTACTGGCAGCGCAATAGATGCAGCGAAGGTACTGCGAGTTGATCCATCGAAGATAGATCAAATGAATTTGCCCCCAACAAGTAATCTTGTTCGCCAGGCAAGAGAGCTTGTCAATTTATCTGATGATGTTTTTATGGCAGTGGTGAATGGTGTAGTGCAGCCTAATCATGCAGCTGCGATTGGCCGACTTATCCCAGAAGATGCCGATATGCAACAGGCTGCAATGTCTGTCCTGGCTAAATCAGATCCAGATAACGAGTTCCAGGCAGAGGCGATTGTGCGCCAGGTGCGCGAAGCAGGATTTGAAAAAGTTGTCACAGAAAGTTTGTTTGGTGATGAAACTTTTGCTGAATCGTTTGTCATCGAGCGCGCTAAAGTCCTGGACCGAGCGCAAAAACAAATACGCAAAGATAAGGCTGCGTTCCAGAATTTAATTTATAACGCGCAGCGTATTGAGGAAGAAGGTAATACGCTGTCTAAAGCAAACAATGCAAGGAGAGTATCTAATGAAGCGCAAACGCTCGCAGTCCTCCAGGCGCTCGCAAACGCAAGAGGTCCAATCTCAGAAGCGCTCACAGCAGCAGCAAGGGCAGCAAGGGAGTCAGGAAGCTACGCTGAGCCTACTAGACGATTCCTCGATGCTGTCAGAAAGTCAGCTGCAGAAGGCGATTTCGACCGCCTCACATCTGGCGATGTTGGACGCAATTTCAATGATACGCCGCAAAGCAGCCCAAGGCAGACTCAAGCAGAACCAGCTGTTGAGGGATTCGAAGAGCCAAATGGCGTAGCAGCGCAACAACAGGCAAGTCAATTATTTGATGATGTCCAGGCTTCTGTTGCTGCAGCTATTAGAGAGTTCGATGAAGACGCTTATATTCGGTTAATTAACCCAGAAAACCTTCGCATACCAGATGAGCAACTTGGCCAGTGGACTGTTGCTGACATGGAGACGGTAGACATTCCATTTGGCGTTGAAACCATTACTACGGTCGATGGCGTGGAATATGTGAGATCTGGCAACAATATCTATGCGATTGACTTAGAAGACGGTCTTGTTGGATATATGTTGCGAGAAGAAGATGGCAGCACATTGAATGTTGCTGTTGAGGCCCGTGGCAGAGGTATTGGCGGAAATCTTTCATATCTTTACCGCAGCCAAGACCCGAAAGCTTATTCTGGCGGCCTGTCAGCAGCAGGCGAAGCGATTGCAAGAAAAACATTTAGACGCCTGGCAGAAGTCAATCTAAAGCCAGATCCGCTGCTTTATTTTGAAAAGACAGAAGATTCTGTTGATCTACCTGTTTCTCAGCTAGTTCCTGTTCGAGCAAGGCCAGAGGGAGTCTTTAATTCAAAAGTATTTATGGCTCAAGCTGCTGGGGGAACTAGGACAAAACGTCAACCAATCGAAGTTAGGGATATGGGTGATGGCACTTACCGGCTATGGGATGGCAACAGCACATATGCTGTAGCTGTTGAAGCTGGATTTGAAACAATCCCGGCTCGCATATTAAGCCTGGAGGAATATAAAGCTGCAGCCCAGGCTAAAAATAAAGAAAGGATTCTTGATCCGCAAGGCAAAGAAAAGAAACGAGTCGTCACGATCCAGGATGGCGAAGAGGCTGTTATGGCTCAATTTGTTTCTGAAATGAAGCTGCGCCAAAATTTACAGTCGTTTGACGACATGATGGTTCGTGGAGAGCGTAATCACAATGAGCTCAACCAGGCTGCAGCTGAAATAGCAAAAGACTTGGGGCTAGATTTTGCTGCAGCTCCAGTCAAAACAGCTGAAAGCGCTATGCGTAAGCTGCGCGATAAATACATGTTTAATCCTGAGATTCATAACGAAGCCGACTTTGTTGGCAAGATGACTGACATTGCTAGAGCTGGAGTTATTATCTCAAAGCCCGAAGACGTTAATAATTTCTTGAAGGCGCTAAACAAAAAGTATCATGTTATCGATGAAGGTTTTGCTTTTACGCCAGCTGGATACTTTGACGCAAAAGCAATTATCGTTATGCCAGACGGTCAGCTAGCTGAGTTCCAGTTCTGGCCGCCTGGTATGTTACCTGCCAAAGAAGCAGCTGATCTGACTCCGTTTGGTTACGCCAGGACGTTTGTTGACGATGGTGAGATTAAAGAATTTAAAGGTGGACACAAGCTATACGAAATCGAAAGAGACGCAACGCTCCCAGATGAAGTGAGAGCGAGGGCTACTTTAGATATGCGGAAACTTTACGGTGCGGTAATAGATGAGTTGCCAGCATCGTTTGACTCAATGCTTTTAGCAATGGGTAGGTCGCGCAAGTTAGCGCCAAGCAAAACGCCCATAGACTCTGCTTCAGCAAGCGATATCTCAGGGGAGCGGTCATCCATCAGTATGGCGGAGGGAGAGCCTGGTCCAGCCCAGATGCCTGCACGTTCGTTCCAGACAAACGCTGACCGGCTGTCATCTGAAATTGCAGCGAGTGATGAACCGTCTACTTTGAAAAATCTCACTAATGATACCTCCGAGTTAAGTGTATCAGATTTGGTCACTACATCCAACCTGGATGAGAAGCTGCCTACAGGCCGCTTATTTGAAGATGAGTCTGGCAATTTAAGCGTAGAAACGCAAACATTACGAGAGCTGCAGGACGAGTTTGACCTGGACCAAGCGAAAGTTGACCGATTTAAGGATTGCGTTGCATGAGTTTTAAAGACTGTATTTTAAACGCAGAGAAAGAAGGTGTTATTGATGGCCAGGAATCGCAGCGTCTCCAGGGTTTATTTGATGACCATGTAGAACGTAACGCTGCAAAGATGCCGCCAGGAGCAGCTGAGGCGCAGGCTGCGCGTGATACGTTTGACCAGATTAGTTATGAGGCTGCGCGCAAGAAAAGAACGAAGCTGTTGCAGGCTCAAACCTATCAGCAGGTAAAGCAGAATATTACTGAATACCGCACCATCAAAGGCGAAGAAGATATTGGCCAGGCGGCAACTGCGCTACTTGAGCAAGATGGAGTGGCCAAGTACAGCAGTGTTGCGCAGCGGATTGAATCTGTTAAGCAGCTTGCTTTTTCCAGGATGGATAACGTTTTAGGTACATTCCGTAGAAACTTGGTTGGCTCTGTTCGCAACAAAGCTAAATTACAAAATGTTGTGCGTGAGATATTTGGAGAAGGTACTGGAGATGCAGCTGCGCGTGAGATGGCTGCGGCCTGGAGTGACGCTGCAGAGTATTTGCGCAAACGATTTAATGCAGCTGGAGGCGGTATTGCTGCCAGGGAAGACTGGGGTATGCCTCAGTTCCACGATTCACTTGAGCTGCGCAAAGCAGGGTACGAAGCCTGGCGTGATTTTATCTTGCCTCGGTTGGACCGGGACAAAATGATCGATCAATCTACTGGGCTGCCATTTGATGATGGCGGCCTAGAGATAGCTCTAAATGATGTTTATCAAACAATCATCACAGAAGGAATGAATAAGTTAGAGCCATCTGGTGGTGGTGGTGGCCGATCGTTAGCTAACAGGAGAATGGATCATCGTTTCCTAAGTTTCCGTAATGCAGATTCTTGGATGGAATATCAGAACAAATTTGGCAATACCAACGCTTTTGACACAATGATTGCGCATATTGACACCATGTCCAGGGACATTGGTATTGTGGAGATCTTAGGGCCAAATCCTAACTCCACACTTAACTTTATTAAACAGACGCTGCGCAAGCAAGCTGGGATGCAGCCAGAGCAAAAGAATCGAATCAATCGCCAAATCAATACAATGGATGCGCTGTACTCAGCTGTCAGCGGATCAATCAATGCGCCAGTCGATAGTCGGATTGCGCAGAGTTTTGCTGGTCTACGCCAGGTTCTTACGTCTGCGCAGCTTGGTGCTGCAACACTTGCTGCGATTACCGACTTTAACTTTGTGCGTATTGCAAAGCGCATGGCTGGGTTGCCTCAGACAAAAACAATCAGTGACTATTTAAAGCTAATGAATCCTCTGGGAGCCGAAGAAAAAGGGCGCCTGGCTATTCGCATGGGCTTGATTGCAGAGGGTTGGACCTCGATTGCATCTGCGCAAATGCGCTTTGTTGGCGATATCTCTGGCCCGGAAATTACCAGGCGCTTATCTGATGTCGTGATGCGGGCCTCGCTGCTTTCTCCGCACACGCAAGCTAATCGCTGGGCTTTTGGTATGTCTTACGCTGGAGCTCTTGCTGATAACGCAGCTTTGCCGTTTTCTGCTCTTGATGAAAACTTTCGTAAAACAATGCAGAACTATGGCATATCTGAAGCTGATTGGGATGTTATTCGAGCAACCCAGGCGTATGAATATGAAGGGCAGCGTTTCTTAACTGCGCCAGATATTGAGTCCAGGACAGACATTCCTGCTGCGCGAGCCAGGGAGTTGTCTACAAAAGTCCTGGAGATGATAAACACAGAAACAAACTATGCGGTTCCATCGAGCTCGCTGCGAGGAAGAGTGCTGCTTACCGGCGATAGTCGGCCAGGAACCCTGGGCGGAGAGATCGGTCGATCGTTTGCTCAATACAAAAACTTTGGCGTTACCCTAGTTGCAACGCATTTGATGCGCGGCTGGAATCAGCCAACAGGAAAGATGAAAGGGCATTATTTAGCTGACCTGGTGATATCTACCACTTTAATGGGAGCTCTAGCGCTGCAGCTAAAAGAGATGTCTAAAGGCAGAGATCCTCGCCCAATGGATTCTACTGACTTCTGGTTTGCAGCAATGTTGCAAGGCGGCGGCCTAGGAATCTATGGCGACTTCTTGTTTGCTGATGTCAACAGATATGGCGGTGGCCTGGAAGCAACGGTAGCCGGTCCAACGGTAGGATTCCTGGATGATGTACGAAACTTGACGTTAGGTAATATCAAGGAGGCTGCTGCCGGTGAAGATACTAAGTTTACCCAGGAGGCAATTAAGTTTGCTTCAAGGTATGCTCCCGGTGCGAGCATCTGGTATATGCGCCTGGCGCTAGAACGGGGTATTACAGATCAGCTGAGAATGTGGGCTGATCCGAATTCTTTTGCTGATATGAAGCGCTTGGAGAGGTATTATCAGCGTGAGTATGGGCAGAATTACTGGTGGAGACCAGGCAGAGTGGCGCCATCTAGGCCGCCCGACATTGGCGCAGCAGTAGGAGAGTAGGCGCATGACAGTATCTAGTACCACAAACAAGGTAAGTTACTCAGGTAACGGCTCCACAGTAGAATTTGCATATACTTTCAAAATATTTGCAGCTGCTGACCTGGATGTTTATATCCGCAGCTCAACCGGCACAGAGACGCTGCAAACTATTACAACAAACTACACGGTATCAGGCGCAGGCTCTGATAGCGGCGGTAACGTCACCTTTGTTACTGCACCAGCTACCGGGGAAACAGTAGTCATTCAGAGATCTGTTGCTGCTACCCAAGGCACTGATTATGTAGAAAACGATCCTTTTCCTGCTGAATCACATGAAGACGCACTTGATCGATTAACAATGATTGCGCAGCAGCAGCAAGAAGAGCTGGACCGTTGCATCAAAGCATCGGTCACAAACACAATCGCTGGCTCTACATTTACGCTTTCTGCTGCCGATCGAGCAAACAAGATTTTTGCTTTTGACGGGAATGGGGATCTGTCTGTTACCCAGGAGTTGGGTACATACCAGGGAGATTGGTCAGCAAGTACAGCATATGCAGCGCGAGATATCGTTAAAGATACAAGTACCGACAATATTTTTATCTGTAATACGTCTCACACATCAAGTGGCTCGCAACCATTAACAAGCAATACGGACTCAGCTAAATGGGATCTGCTTGTTGACGCAGCTTCTGCAACTACTTCCGCAACTGCTGCTGCAGCTTCTGCTACAGCAGCGGCTGCCAGCGAAACAGCGGCAGCAGCTAGTGAATCAACAGTGGCAGCCAGCGAAACAGCGGCAGCAGCTAGTGAGGCCGCAGCAGGAACGTCTGAGACCAATGCAGCAGCATCAGCAAGCGCAGCATCTACTTCAGAGACCAATGCAGCAACATCAGAAAGCGCAGCATCAGCAAGTGCAACAGCAGCAGCAGCATCAGAAACTGCGGCAGGGGCATCGGAAACTGCAGCAGCAGCATCTGAGACAGCGGCGGCGGCATCGGAAACTGCAGCTGCGGCCAGTGAATCAGCAGCAGCTACATCCGAAACAAATGCGGCGGCAAGCGCTGCGGCGGCAGAAGCAGCGGCAGCAGCTGTGTTTTGGGAGTACGACACGTCAACAACGATGGCTGATCCAGGAACAGGTAACGTCAGATTTAATAACGCGACGATATCTTCGGTAACGCAAATAGCTGTGTCCGCTTCTTCCGCTTCAACTGGGAACCCGGATGTTTCCGATTACATCAATGTTTGGGATGACAGCACGTCTAGCCCAGCTGGATACCTGGTTATCCGCGAAAGCGGAGCGCCTTCGACAATTATTGTATTAGCAGTAAGCGGCACAATTACAGATAACACAACCTGGCTGCAGATACCTGTAACGCATATTTCCTCTGCTGGTACGTTGAGTGCTTCAGATGATTTGTATTTCTCATTCAGCAGGACAGGTACAGCTGGTGCAGGGACTGGTGACTTACTGGCATCCAATAACCTGTCTGACCTGGCTAATGCAGCAACTGCTTTAACAAACCTGGGGCTGACAGCGACTGCTGCAGAGATCAACACATTAGATGGTATCACTGCAACTGTTGGCGAATTGAACACACTGGATGGCTACACTGGCGCAGTAGCAGATCTTAACCGCACAGACGTAACGACAGAGGGTACGACAGAAGCATCCAAGGTTGTCACTGCTGACTCCAATGGTGTTGTTCTCTTTGCCAATGGTGTTGAGGAACAGTTCACAACGCTGACCATTTCTTCAAATGCTGTCACTGTTGATTTGCAAGATGGCAACAACTTTGAGGTTGATCTGTCTGACAACATCACATCTGGCAACTTTACAATCAGCAATTCAGCGGCATCTGGGAATGTTTCAGCATTTACCTTAAAGGTCATTCAAGGGTCTACGGCTAGGACAATCGCTTGGCCTTCATCTGTAAAGTGGGCATCAGCAACTGCACCGACATTGACGACCACAGACGATGGCGTTGATTACTTTGTGTTCATTACGCATGACGGCGGCACTAACTGGTATGGGTTTACTGCTGGACAGGCGATGGGGTAAGCGATGAGTGCATCTAACAAGATACTCCAGGCTGCCGCAGGGAACGCCGCTGCAGATGAAGCTACCTATGTAGAGGATGTGTTCTCAACGTATTTGTATGAGGGGAATACTACAAATATTGGTAATCAACACATTCCAAATAGCGTTAATTTAGGCCCAACTTATTCTACAGAATACGATGTTGTTTGTTGGTTAACTGGTGCGGCTGTTAGCGGAAGTAGTTATTATAATTATGATGTTTCTCCTTACAGAAACACTATTGTTCCTGTAAATGCTAAATTTGATCAAACATCAGCGGCACAACATTACAGATCATCTTCTTGGTATTTTGATGGGACAGGGGATCGGTTTACTTCTCAAAGTAATAATTATTCATTCGGAACAGGTGATTTTACAATTGAATTTTGGATGAAACCTGCGGCCTTAGGCGTTAATGATTTTGCATTTCAATTATCAAATGACTCCGCCTTTCAATCTCAAAATAATAATAATCAATTAAGTATTCAGATTTATTCTGGTGATATTAGATTTGGATTTGATCAAAACTGGGGTCAAGGAATTACAGCCTATAGTGCAAATACTTGGTATCACATTGTTTTTGCAAGAGAAAACAGCACATTAAGGTGTTATATTGACGGCGTACAAAAAGTATCTATAACTGATACACATGATTATCAAACACCATATTTATCTATTGGTGGTGGGTTTGATACAAATTATTGGTTTTATGGATGGATTGAAGACTTTAGGTTAATAAGAGGAACTGCATTATACACAGGTGCTAGTTTTACCCCGCCAACAACAGTCCCAGATACTCCAACAATTACAGAAGACGGGCGTGGAGGTTTGGTTTGGTGTAAAGCAAGAAGTGCTTCATGGGAACATCAACTCTGGGATACAGAACGTGGTGTATCAGGAGGATTTTTGCATGCTGAGTCTACCGCCGCAGAAAATGCCAATTACTCTGAGGGCAGTATAGCTTCTTTTACATCTGATGGTTTTAATATTGGCGGCACTTCCTCTACCAACCAAATAAACTATACAGGACATGATTTTACCTCATGGACATTCGCCAAGCAAGAGAAGTTCTTTGATGTGGTGACGTATACTGGGACGGGCAGTAATCAGACAATTTCTCATAATCTGGGGTCGGTTCCGGGCTGTATTATTATCAAGCCCCTAGGAACAGCAAACTGGATTGTGTACCACAGAGCGGTAGACGCAACCAATCCACAATATTACTACATGCTGTTAAACTCCACAAATTTACGTCAGTCAGCAAACTATTCTTATTGGCAATATTCCCAACATACAGACGCAGATTTTAAAGTAGGGACTAGTCCAGACGTTAATGAAAATGGTGTTGAGCATGTGGCTTACATATTCGCCCACAATGACGGTGATGGCATCTTTGGTGAGGATGGCGATCAGGACATTATTAAGTGTGGGAGTTTTACAAGTTCTGGGCAAGAAATTGATTTAGGTTTTGAGCCACAATGGTTATTAGTCAAAGCGACTAACACAACAAATAACTGGGCAATGTTTGAC